TTAGTTGGTTTCCAAATATCTGAACTAGTATCTATATCATCAAGTAATTTCCATAAAGATTCAGCAATATTTCTGTATTCTTTCATCTTAGAAACAATAATTTTTAAAGATTTTTCATCTTCTTGTCTTTCTTTATCTAAACTATTATTTAGTTCACTTAAATTTGTGAAAATTTCACCTAATAATCTTTTTCTTTCGTAATTCATTATTTTAATTTTTTAAAATATATATTTTCATCTACTAATTTTCTCATTTTATTAATATTAAAACTATGATATTTAGCACATAATACTTTTGAATCAAAAATTATATTATTTACAACATCTAAAATTTTACAACCTTTTTTATTTTTTCCTAATCTATCTAAACGTAATTTTTCTTTATTTTTTGAAGCCCAATTACTTATTTTTTGATTTCTCTCTTTATTTAATTTAAGTTTCAAATTAGGACCACTTTTTTTACCTTTTTTAGGGGATGGTTTTCCTAATCTACATAAACTCATATTTTTCTTATGTTCTTCAGATTTGGGTCCTCTATAATTTTGTTTATGTTCTTCTGTTCTAACTTTTCCTTTATTCTTTTCAGAAATTTTCATCCTCATACTCAAAGAAGCCTTAACACACCCACCACCCCCTTCATTTTTATTTTGAACATCAAATCCTAAAAATTTGAAATAATTAATATAAAATGATTCTAATGGTTTCCAATCCTTTTTATCATTAGAACTTATAAAATCTATAGTAGTACAAATAATATCTTTACCAAAAGAAGTTTTATGTTTATTTTTTCTACTACCTTCAATTTTAGTTTTTCCTATATAAACTTTATTTATGTCTCCTAAACAGTTTTCAATTAAATAAAAATAAGTCATGTATAATAATTTTATTATACATATTGCAAAATTTATTAAAGTCCCTGTCCGTTTTTAGAAATTGCTTGCATAAATTCTTCTCTAATCAAATTACCAGGTTCCATAAATACACCTGAAAATTTATTTGTACACATTGTTGAAGTTGGGTTTTTAATTCCCCTCATCCCACAACACATATGTTTTGAACCAATACTAACTGCTACATCTTCACATCCAAGTTTTTCACTTAGAAATGAATGAATTTGTTGTGTAAGTGATTCTTGCATTTGAGGACGTCTTGCAAACCAATCTACAATTCTATTTAATTTACTTAACCCTACCACCTTTTCCTTAGGAACATAAGCTACAGATGCATAACCAGTAAAGGGTAAGTTATGGTGAGCACAAAGTGATACTACTGGAATTCCTGTTTGAATTACAACTCCATCATAATTTTCATCATTTGGGAATGTTGTGATTGCAGGTGGTTTAGTTACTGAACCTAATATTAGGTCTTTAAGCCAAGCCTTTGAGACTCTCATAGGAGTATCAATTGTTTGTCTATCTGCTAAATAATCAAATCCTACTGCATTAAGAAAATTTCCATAATGAAAAGAAGCTTCTTTAATCATTGCTTCAATTTCTTCTTGAGTTCTTGGTTCGTTTGCGTTTGCTTTTTCTATTAATTTCATATGTTTTATAATACTAATTTATTTTTTATTTTCCAAATATAACAGGTAAATTTCTACCTAAATTGTTTTCATCATTCATTCCATAACCAACAACAAATGAATCATCTTTTAATTCTAATCCATAAATTAAATTTAATGGATATTCTGATTTTTGTCTTTTAAGTAAAACTATAGGAGTTATTGATATAGGTTCAAATTGTTCTAAATGTTGAATTAATTTGTTTATTGTTTGACCAGAATCATAAATATCATCTACAAGAAATATTTCTCGTCCTTTAATATTTAATTCTATATCTTTTATAATTTTTAATTCTTTTGCTTCTTTACCTTCATATGATTTAGCTTTTAAAAAGTCTATTTCAATATCTAATGAAAGAAATTTTACTAAATCTGAAAAGAATAAAAATGAACCATCTAAAATACAAATGAAAATAGGTGGATTGGGTCTTCTATTATTTTGTGATAATATTTTATTAGAAATTTTTTGAATTGCTTTTTTAATTTCTATTTCATCAAATAGTATTTTGTTCATTGATTAATTTTCTAATTTTTTCTCCAAGTTCTTGATCATTTGGAGTTGATTTAACTAATTCATCAAATTTATAGCCAAGTTTAATTAACTCTTCAATAAAAGATTTTGGATCTACTTTTGAAAATGATTCATCAAATTGTTTTTTATATTCTTCAAAATCCATTTATTATACATTTAATGTTTTGTCCCAAGCTGAAATATGTAATCTTGTCATTCCTCTAAATTTATATTTTTTAGCCATTTCTAAACACCATTGTGTTCTTTCATGGAATTGTTCTTGTGAATCCATTCCAGGCATACAAATAATATTTTTTAATGGAATTTTGAATGGTTCTATAAAATCTCTAAACATCTCTTTAATATCATCTTCATTTGATATAACAAATTTAAATTGATAATTTGAATGTTCCATTATTCTTTTAATTGCTTCTGGTATAATTCTTTGTTTTTCAGTCATTCCTGAATTAGAAAGTTTTGGGCTACAATTTATTTGTTGAAGTTTTTTAAATAAACTATCTCCAATATAAACAGTTCCATTCGTTTCTATTTCATTATATAATCCAAAGATTTCAAAATCATCTGTATCCCAAAGGTATTTTAAGAAATTAAAGATAGCTTCTTGATGTTGTTTAATTGTTGGTTCTCCTCCAGTCCAAATAATATGAATAGTTCCATCTAAAATATCATTATAAATTCCCTGTTCTTTCCATCTATCAATTAAATATTGAAATTCTTTATTTTCACCTCTCCATAACCATTGAGAAGTAGAATCACAAGTCCAAGTTGCTTTACCTTCTTGTTCTAAATCACCTTTAAAAATTTCACCATCTTGTAATGATTTTTCTTTTAAGAGTTTATTAGTAAATAAACGTGACATTCCACAATTTAGATTACATAAACCTAAACGAACGAAATATGAAGGAATACCTGATGAAATACCTTCACCTTGTACTGAGTAGAAGTCTGATGATATTAATAATTTATTTGATTCTGGTTTATCCATAATTTTGTTGTAAATAATGTGCTGTAAAATAACCTATTAAAGTTCCAAACATAGCTCCCAAAGCATATGCAAATTTTTCTTTTCCATTTCCAGAGGTAATTTTTTTAACATTTAAAGCCCAAATATAAGAGATACTAAATCCTGTTATACACATTGGTAAAATCATACCACTTGAAATAAAAATAACATTACTTGCAACTAATATAACTTGTAATATTGAAGTAAAAAATAAGAATAGTAAACTATTCCTCAAATATTGAAGAATTTTTTTCATTTTCAAAACATTCTACTTTAATAACTTTACATCTTCCAGCATCAGTTTTAGATAAAACTTCATTGAATTTATCAAACACTAATTTAGCACATGATTCTGCACCCATTTTATCCATTACTCTTAATTGAAGTAATCCTTCTTGTTCTAATCCTTTAAAAACATCAAGATAAGGATCATCTTTTTCAATTAAAGTTGTATGGTCAAACATATAATCAAGCCAACTTTTTAATCCATTTCCTTTAGGAGCATCTTTAAATCCACCATAATCCACAATCCATGACATGCTATCTAATTGATTATCAATATTTGGTTCATTTGAAGCAAACCAAACTTTAAATTTAAAAGCATATCCATGTAACTTACAACAATGAGAATGTTGGGCTTTCCATTGTCTTATTGCAACTGAAAAGTTGTCAAATGTTTTGGTTGAAAGATATCTACTCATATAATTTCTTGTAATCTTTTTATATTATTTATTCTAAAAGTTTCGCAAATTTGTTTGTTTTCTAATTCAAAAAATACTAAATATTTTCCATCAAACCAAGTTTGATCTTCAACATAACATTTTACTTTATTAAAAATTTTATAATTAATAGTTTTTTCAAACCAATAATTTTCTTTATTAGGAGTAAATCTTTTTCTAAATTTTAATTTAGTTTTTAATTCTTTTTCAAAAAGTTGTTTATCCATAACCTTTAAATTTAATAACTATTCCTTATATTTCCAAATATATCCTTTAGATGTTAATTGTTTTCCCTTACAACAATTTACTAAACCACTTTCAAAAAATCCAAGAGTTTCTTTAATTTCTTTAAAAGATATCCATTCTTGAATTAAATTGTTTTTTAAATCATATTGTAAAATAGGTTTACATCTTTTCCCCTTCATATTGATCTTTTTTTCAGGTGAAAATTTTTTACCTAATTTAGCCTTAGACATTTTTAATTTATCTTCTTTAGAATATTTTCTACCAATAGCTTTAATAGACATTTTTTTCTTAGTTTCTTCACTATGTCTTCTACCAGTTTGAGATTTACTCATTTTTTGTTTAGTTAATTTAGATTTAGGGCCTCCTCCAGTATCATAGATTTCACAAAACAACGCTTTATCCCAACCAAACTCATCAATAAATTTTTGTTTATGATAAATTTCTCTTTCATCTAATTGTTCAGATAAACATTCTTCAATTATTTCGAACTTATGATTTTCAAAACCATGTTTTTTAAGACTATTATAAAGTTTGGGTTGTTGTTTACAACATAAATTATAATAACTATGTTTCCATCTTATATTTATATCTTCAGATTGACCAATATAAACTTTACCTTTTGGATTTGTTATTTTATAAATTCCTATCATCTATTATAAATATAATAGAAATCCATAATCTACCAACTAATTTAAAGATTTTTTATAACTTCTTTTCTTTAATTCATAATAATCTACCCAATCAACTTCTTCAAATCCGTTTTTAGGTAGAGCAAATTTAATTTCTTTATTTTCATCTTTCATTATAGCTATAAAACCATAACCTTCACAAGATAAACTAATATATTCTTCTCTCTTTAATTTCTTAGCTTCTTTAAAGATATCAAAGTCTCCTTTAAATCCCAAATATTTCCAAGAATATTGATTAGAATAATCAGCCATTTTTATTTCTCCATAAATATTAAAGCTCCACAATCAGGATGATCTGTTAAATCAAATTGTACTAATTTTCCACCTTTTTTCTTTAATAATAAAGTTGGTTTTTTAGAATAAGGACCATAACAATTATATTTATCTTGAATAAAATAAATTTGTTTTGGAAGATTATTGTTATATGGAGAACCTGATTTTCTAGCCATTCAACCAACTCATAATTTGTTCTACAGTTTTCACTCCAGTAAAACGTTTAATTTCTTTTTCGTTTTCGGCTAAAACTACTGTGGGGATACTTCTAACTCCAGCTTGTTTAGCTCTATCTAATTCATAATCTGTATTAATTTTTTCTACTGGGATTCCTTTTCTAGAAATAACTTCCATTACGGGATTTAATACTTGACAGTTTTCACAGCTTGGGGCGCTAAAGTAAAATAATGTTTTCATGATTTAATTTTTATTCAATAATTGTTCTTTTAATTTCTTTAATTCAGCAGCTTTTTCATAATTTTCTTCTTTAACTGCTGCTTGTATTTTAATATTTAATTCTTCCAATTGTTTTTTAGTATTATCTGTAATAGAACTAGTTGATGATTCAGTTATTGTTTTAGATCCATCATTAGAAATAAAAGTTTTAGTTATAGTTCTAAAACCATTTTTTTCTTCAATAATTTCTTCTATTTTACCAATTTTCTTTAATTGTTCCCAATCATATTCTATTTTTATTAAATTTGGAACAAAATTATATTTAAAATTAAATAAATTTTCCCAATCATTCCAGTTATTATCAAAAAATTTATCCATAATTATTTATTTTTAGTTAAATATTCTTCTATTGTTATATTGTTTTGTTTTTCTAAATAATGAAATTCTCTATGACAATTTGAACATAAAGGAATACATTTTTCAATTTCTTTAAAAGTATCTTCTATAGATTTGTAAACCCAAGCATTTCCTATTTGCATTGTTTTTTTATTGGGATCCAAATGATGAAAATCTAAAACATACCATCTATTTTCATTACATTTAGAACATTTTAAAGTTTCTTTATAATTTTTTATTGTTTCTTTATATTTTCTTTTAAATTCTTTTTGATATTCTCTCCACTTATCTTTATTTTTATTGTAATTTTTCTTAGTAGTTTTTCTTACACATTCTTTACAATAAAATTCCCAACCATCTTCTCTACTTTTTCTATGATGCCAAAATTCTTCAGTTTCAGGTTTTTTAGAATCACATTTTTTACAATATCTTAACTTTTCCATATTTAATTTTATTATAAATATGGTGACAATCTCTAAAAATTAATGATCTCAAATTTTTTCTTTAAATTCTTTACAAACTTCTTCTACATAATTTTTTACAAAATCCCAAGATACTAAAGTACCATCTTCTTCTGCATATTGTAAAGGATCTTCTAATCCTAATTTAATAAAACTTTCTATTCTTTCTATTGAAGAACCTGATTTGTAATCACTTACCCAATATCCTTTAAAAGCATCCTGTCTTAATCCTGTAGATTGGGAAATAAAAATAGGTGCATAACTAGTATTAGTTCTTTTATAAATTTCTTTATAATCTAATCCTAATTTTTTACAACATTCAATTCCATCTTTTAATACCCCAGTTTTATCTGTAATATTATAAGGAGCATAATAATCTACTTTATCTGAATCCCAATTTCCAATTTTAAAAGCATGTTCTAAAGCAACTCTAAATTCTTCAGAACAATCTGGGTAAATTCCTTGTTTTTTATCATTATCAAAATCTCCCATATGAGTTCCTAATGCAATTTTACAAGGTTCTCCTATTTTCTTTACAATTGATAAAGCAACTGCATAAGTAATTGCTGCAAAAATAGAATTTCGGTTTGGAACTACAGATGTTAAAGCATTTTCATGAGCATAATGACCTTTTTTAAGTTCCATAGAATTATTATCTATAAGACCACTTACTAAAAGATTAGATAAACCATCTAATTTGATAATTTGATGTTTGATAGAAAAATAATTCCTTTCAACTCCAGTAGTTTTCCACTCAGGATAAATTTTAGCATTTTGGTTAATATATTTAACTAATTCAGTTGCTCTTTGTAATTCTATTTTATGTCGTTGTCCTATATCAAAACTTATACATTGAACTTCATATCCTTCTGTTAAAAGATGAAGTAATAATGTTGAAGAGTCTAATCCTCCACTTAAACTTAAGACTGCATATTTTTTATTATTTTCCATATTATTAATATAATAAATTTATTTTAAAGAACAACCATATTTTTTATTAGATATCTTTCTTAACAATCTTAATATAGAATCTTCAGTTAAATTAACTCTATTTTTCCAAATATCATCTAGTATTTGTTTTAATTCTTCTTCTATAGCAGGATTAATAGGTAATACTTTTTCACTCATGTTTTATAAATTATTGATTGCTCTAAATTGTTGTATATTGTGGTCTAATACTGTCATATTGATGAGATATTCATCTTTATGCAGACTGTCATTCATATTTGATTTAGGTTTTTCATATAAACCATATGACTTATATTTCATTCCATCTATTGCAGCCATTACTGGATTACTAGTATCTATACTTTCTATAAATGGAAAATCTTTATACCATCCAAATTCTTGTGGAACTGAACAGCCTAGTAAATGGATTTTGTCTGTTCTATTGATAATTCCCATATCATATAAGGCTGAAAGTACATAAATTCGTCCTAATGCTTTACCTAATGTTTTGTTTGGATGGGAAGCTAAGGTAGCATAATATTTTGCTCCATAGCTAAATGCTATTTTTTTATAACCTAAATCTTTATAAATTTGATAACATTTTACTGCTTCGTATAAATTTTGTGCTTGGACTACAGCTATAAAATTTGTGCTTTTATATTCTTCTTGGAATTTAATCCACTGTTTAGCTGATTCTATTGATCTAGTTTTATCTTCTAAATAATCAGGTACAAAAAAACAAGAAGGTTGTAATTCTTCTATCCAATGAAATAATCTATCATCTTTGTAAGGGTTAAGAAGTTCATGAACTGAGTTATCTAAATAAATTTCAATTTTATTTTTTTTACATTTTAAAAAATGATTTCTATAAGTTTCACTTTCATCCATCAAGTGAGGAAGTGCATATTGATAATCATTATATTTAAGACTATCTTTTAAAAGACATAAGGGAACTTCATGTGAAACCTTAATTTTCATAACTATAAATTTAATAAACTATCTAATTTTTTCCAAATTTAAATTATACTTTTCTACTAATTCTTTAACATAAAGTAAATAAATCCAATCATCATAAATTTTCATAACTATTTTACCTCACAATTATTTCCTGAGCAAGCTAATTCATCTTGTCTAGCTGTTGCATCTGTCATTTCAACAACTTTAGATAAATCTATTTCATGAAGTTGTTTTGTTAATTCATTAAATTTTTCTTCTGTAATATCTTCATATGGAGCTTGGGTGTAACTATGTCCATCAAAAGGTAAAAAAGACAATGCTGTAAAGTATTCTTTATTTTCCCAAATCCATTCTCCTGTTGGTTCCCATTCTTCTTGTTTTAAAGAAACAGTAGCTGAAACATTATGCATATTTGTTCCTTTTCTGTGACCAGGTTTAATCCATTCTTTATTGATTTTTTTAATACGTTCTAATAAATCAAGAGCAGATTCTGTTCTAGTTATAGAATTTTGCGGTGCTTTTTGAGGAATTGAAACTATTGCTTGAATTGTTGGTTTAAAAAAATCATCTTCTAATAATTCAGGATGATAAATTGAAAGATAGGTATAAAGTGCTTCATTTTTACCCAATCTGATTCTTCTAATATAATAATCTGAATGCCAAGCATGAATTCCACTTGAAGTTCCCATTACTAAAGAAGTTGTTCCAGATGGTTTTACTGTTGTAACACGAGATGCTTTATTAATTCCAATAATTTCTGCTATTTTTTCATTAGTTTCACAAGCAATTTTAGCTGCTTCTTTCATATTTAAACTTAAAACAGCACCTGAAGCAATACCAGTCATTCCAATTCCTAATAATGCTTCTTTTTCAGTTTGTTTTTTCCAAATATCTCTTAAGTAGTGGAAATCAGTATATGAAGCTTGTAAAGTTCCTATTAAAGCTGCTGCTTTAACTCTTGCATTAAATTCTTCTTGGGTTTCTAAATCAGAAGCATTTATTTCACATAAATTACAAAATTGGTTTGGTTTTAAATTAATTTCAGCACATGGATTTGTTCCAGCATCTTTATCATTTGTAAATAAAAAGCCAGGTTCACCACTATTACTTAATTCAATTTTTTTCCAAAGATCTAAAAATGTTTCTTTATCAATTTTATTTCTTAATAAAACAGCTGAATTGTTTGCTCTTCCTCTTTGTGGATTATTTTCCCACCAACTTCCAAATTTACAAGTTAACATTTCTTCATCTTCTAAATCGAATAAAGAAATCAAAGCTGCTCTTCTAATACCTCCTGAAAGTACAGCATCTGCTAAATGGCAAATAATATCATGACATTCTAAAGCTGTTAATTTTTCACCATCATTTTTTCTATCTAAGATAGCTTGAACGTGAGTTAAAGCAAGTTTTAATGGTTCTGGGCCAGGGGCTTTTCCTCCAACTGTAATTAATTCTGCTCCCTTAGGACGAATATCTCTAAAGTCAAATTTGGGGCATGAAGAAATAATTCCAAAGTAAGATTTAATTAACATTCTTACAGCATCAGCCCAACCTTCAATAGAATCTCCTACTAAATATCTTTTTGATTTTAAAGGTTTTCTAATTTCTGGAAGTTCTTCTATATGATGGGTTTGAACTGAATATCCAACCCCACAACCTGAAAGTAGTAAAAACATAATTTCAGAAAATGCTCTATGATCATCTATTGGAAGGTAGGCACAATTAAAAATTCTGGCATTATTGATTTCAATGGGTTTTCCTGAAAATTGTAAACTTCTCATTGAAGGGAGAATTTTTTTATCATAAACAAATTTATAAGCTTCCTCAATTTCATTTTCTAAATCGGGAAATTTTTTAAGGTGCATTTCTTTGTTTCTAGTAACTAATTCTTCCCATGTTTCCCTTCTTTGTAATTCTGGTATGTATTTTGCGTATTTTAAAAAAACTGTTATTTCTGATAAAATTTTTGATTCTAAGTTCATTCTTTAATTTTAGTGTAATTGTTAAATATATAAATAAATTATGATATAACCACGATTTTTTCTCGCCTTATTATAAATATTATTATATACTTTTTTCCATTTCAATAAACGATTTTTTCAAAAAACTTCTTTCATGTTTATCAAATTTATCATCCCCTGATTTAAATTGTTGGTTTTCTGGTCCAGATTCAACATCTAATTCATCTTCACTTACCTCTATTTTACCAATTGAAGTATCAATATTACAAAAATATGTAACTCCATCAACTCCATAACGATTTCCCATAAAGTGAAACCTTCCAGTTCCATTCAATCTATCAATTCTTCCTCTAGCTAAAGATATAATTATATCTCCAATCATGATTTTATCAAAAGATCCCGCAATATGACTACTTTCTAAAATTTCCTTTTCAGCTCCTGAGCGATTTGCTTGAGATGGAGAAACAATTGGAATTCCTAAATCAACTGCTAAACCCTTAGCTTCTGTATAAACATCATCAATATCATCTTTTCGATCTTTTCTAGAAGTTTTATTCTTTAGTAAATCTAAATAATCTATAAAAACAACAGATGGTTTAAAATCATATTGATCTTTTAATTGATTGAGATGAGATTCAATAGTTGACAAAGAAGCGCGTTTTGGGGAATATCTTTTAACAATAATTTCCCCAGGTAAATCTCTCATTGCTTGTTCAACTTTAATTCTATTTTCTAATTTACTAACTTGATCAACTGGAATTCCTGTTAAAATTGCATCTAAACGTTTTCCAACATATTCAGCTCCTAATTCAAGAGCATAAACAACAACCTTTTCACCTCTTTTAGCTGCTTCAACTGCCATAGCTGCTATAACCCAAGATTTTCCACCTTTAGGATTACCAAAAATGAGAACTAAATCTCCATTACCATAACCTCCTTGAGTAATTTTGTTAAAAGTTGGCCAAGGGAATGGGATTGGATTTCTATTATCATCTCTATATCTCCATTCAACTTCCTTTTTATAATCCATTCCAATATCTTTTGGTTGACCTGCTTTTAAAGCATTTTTCATTAGGATTTCAATATCTGCATAGTTGCCAGTTTTTAATAAATCTACAGATTTAGAAATTGCTTTTTTCATTTGTTGATTTTTACAAAATCCAGCAAATTGTTCTTCAACATATTTTAAATCCTCTTCAGAGGCTTCATAAGATGCTCTTAATTGTTCTTTAATTGCAATTTGTAATACTTCATTTTCAACTTTTTTTAACTCAATATTTAAAGCATCCATTGTAATATTACAATTATACCTTTCATAATAAGCTAAAATTTGATTGATAATCCATTTATCTCCTTGTTTATCAAAATATTCATCACTTAGAACATCATTGATATTTTGTAAGAAAACTTTATCTGTTAGTAAAGCAGAAATTACTTTTGTTTGAAAACCAGTACCATACTGATTTAAATTAGATAATGTTGTCATATAACTTTTATTTATTTTTTATGATATTTAATAAAATATCCAAATTCTCCTCATTTTGTTTATAACCTTCTTTAAATCTTTCAATTATTTCCAAAATCTCTTTATCCCAATTTTTTGTTTTCCCATAATCCATCCCATGTTCACAATGCAAAGCATTCATTATTAAAAACAATTCTTCTAGTAAATTTTTATAATCAATTTCAAATTCAAAAGTTAAATCATCTATTAAATAATAAATTTCACCTATATCATCTCCATCAATAATTCCTTTAAAACATTCAGTTTTTTGAATGATTAAATTATAATGTTCTCTATTCATTTAAAACTATTTAATACCTTAAATGTATCTCGCAACCAGTAATCTGGGTTTTTTAATATATGGTTTAAACCATCTTCATTGTACAATCGTAAGAAAGGAGCAATTTTCAAAGTTTCATTAGGTTCTTCTATAAAATTCTCTAAAATTTCCTTTTCACTTTCATCCAATAAAGGATTATGAAGATTCATTACTTTAAACTGATTTTTTAAATGATCAAAATTATCTATAATTCTTGCATATATAATATGATCTTTAAATTTTTCAGCACTAATATTGTAAATATCTTCTAATAATAATTTTTTTTCTTTTAATTCTGGAAAGAATTTATAAATTTTACCTTTTCCTAATCCTTTTACTCCAGTCATTTTATCAGAAGTATCCCCTACTAATGTTTTATATATAATAAAATTTTCAGGAGTACAACCATATTCTTCAATTACTCTTTTAGTATTAAAAAATTCCTTTTTTAAAGGTCTATAAGTTGTAATATTCTCATTAATTAATTGAGTAAAATCTTGATCAGCTGAAACTATAAAAACTTTTGAATTGTAATCTTTATCAAGTTTTTGGCTTAAAAAAGCCATAACATCATCAGCTTCAACTTTATCCATTGAAATTACCTTTACAGGTAAACACTTTAGATAATGTATTAATCTTACAATCTGATTTATTTTAGAATCATTTTCTTCTTCTAAATCCCCAAAAACATTCCAATTAGTGATTCTAGTTTGATTTCTACCAGATTTATATTCAGGAAGTAAATTTTTACGATTAATTGAAGATCCAATTCCATCAAAAGTTACATAAACTTCTGTAGGTTGGATAAGTTTAATTAATGATCCTAATGATCTTAAAAAACCCCCTAATCCTCCAATATGAATCCCATGTTCATTCACAAAATTAACCATTGCAAAATTACGGAGGAATAAATTCATTCCATCAATAATTAGAACTCTATCATGTTTTTTGAAAGTTGGTTCTGGTGTAGGTTCATTTTGAGGATTAGAGAAAAATTCATTAAACCAATCTTTACTTCCCATTAATTTTGATTTTCTTCATCTACTATATCAGAAATATCTGATTTTTCATTCCATTCAGAATTATCTTCAATAACTTTATATTCACCTTTTCCTAAAGCATCGGCCCATTCGTGAGAGTGAGCTTTTTTATATTTATCAATAGCATTAGGAGTATCATCAATATAACCATGAACTGTGCTTATAACAGTATTTTTAGTTGTAATTCCATTAACATGGTTTTTATCACAAGCAACTTTTGTTCTTAAAGCAAATTCTACTTCTTTTTTATCTTTTGTTGCTTTAATTTTAGAAGTTCCTGCACTTGTAATATTACCAAAAGTTAATACTAATGAAGCATCTGAAAATAAATGGTCTCCACCTTTGTTAGTCATTTTAGGTTTTTCAAATGGAGAAGCTGGAGGTTGAATACCTACTTTATTGATTGCAAAAAATGTATTTGTATATTTTTGTCCTTCTTTTCTTGAAACTAAAATTTTCTGGTTAACAAAATTTCCAAACTGAGTATTCATTGCTCCTGCATTCCACATTGGATTGTTTTTACCTTGTTCAACACACATTTGACATGGTACTGAACCTGATGAATCCCAAGCAAAAAATAAATCATAAGGTAAGTTTCCTTTTGCTTGTTCAGCTAACAAATCCATAATAAAACCTGCTACATCTTCAATTGTGGTTAACTTACTTATATCTCTATAAATAAAAAACCCATCATAATCAATAACATTTCCATTATCATCTTTAATCTCATTCATTTCAAAACCCATTGTTTTCCAATGATTCCAATCATGTTTCATTTCAGTAATAATAATAACGGGTAAAATTCCTGCTTTTTGAGCTGAAACTGTAGCTTCGATTAAAGCTGTTGTTTTTCCAGTATTACTTCTTCCTCTTGCTAGAGAAATATGTCCCATTGGAATTCCAGGAATACCTAAAGCATCTTGTAATGCTTGAGAAAAAGGAATCCATTTTTGTTCTTTAAACTTAACATTACCACTAAGCATTTTCTTCTCCTTAAATTTATTTAAATCAAATTTAGATTTAATTTCTTTAGAGACTGCTTCCGATAACGAGGGTTTTTCACCTGTTTTAGCCATTGTTTATAAGTTGTTTTTAATTATTAATTAAAGATATCATCAAAGTTCTTCTTTGAAGTTTTTGGCTTTGATTTTGATTCATCAATTTTAAAAGTAAGATCAGTTTTTTCTTCATCTACTTCCTCACCCTCTGTTTCTTCTTCAGGAGATATGAATTTAGCTAAAATTTCTTTTAGTTGTTCATAAGTTTTCTTATAAGTTTTTTGAATATCTAAAATATCTGGTTGTTCACTTAACCATTTTTCTACTTCTTTAGGATCTTCACTTAATGGAGTACATTTAGGTTTAATTTGGATTGTTGATTTTAAACCAATTCTTCCACCACCAATATCTCCTTTTTTAGCTGTTAATGTAAAATCACGACCTTCATTTACATCTGTATAATCTCCATAATCTTCATCCTCAGCAACAGTTAATAATTGTTGATAAACTTCTTTTCCAAATTCCCATAATCTTACTCCTTTATCTTCTTCACCACGAACAATAATTGGAGCAAAAATCCTCATTTTTGGAGTTAATTTACTTGCTAATTTCCATTTTTCAGGATCATATTCTCCATTTTTTAAATTTTTAGAAAATTCAACAATTGGATCTTTTTCATTCCAGTTAGTTAAAGCATATATAGGAAATTTACTATAACCATAGTGTAAAAATACTTCTTTAAAAGGATAATCCTTATTATAAACAGAACTTATAATACGAATTTGATATTTACCTTCTTCTTTTGGTTTCCATAGATATAGACTATAATCTATTTTTTCTTTTTTTTCACCTTTTTGTTTTGGTTGCAAAGATTCTAACTTTGCTTTGATGTTTTCTAATTTCATTTTTATAACAGTTTTTAATTTATAACATTTAATATAACAATTAAAAATTTAGATTCCCAACTATATTTCTATAATCTTAAAAATTTTTGTTTTTAATTGTTTAAATTCACCTTTTTGAGTCAACAAAATAGAATTTTTATAACCAAACCAATTTATTGGGAATTTGTTATCTCTTTTACCTTCATTTAAACTCTCAATTAATGTGTTTAATGCATTAACTGTATATAAAGTATTAGTTTCTTTTTTACGATGAACTAAAATAGTATTATCTATAATATCTTGAATATTTCCTTGTTCTATATTGTATGTACAAATATATTCTTCGTTATCTATTACTTTTAATATAAAAACTTTCCCATATAATATAGAATATTTCCCAGTTATAGAATTAAGTAAAACATCTATGTTTTCTAATGGAGTAAATGTAGCAAATAACTTGTTGTTCACAGAGTTTAATTCTTTGGGATTATTTATAAAATCGTACTGATTATACATATACTTAGTTTGTTCTAAAATCATAATTAATTCCTGTTTGTTTTTTAATATTAAATTTATTTTTAAATATAATTTCTATACTATTCATTAATTCTTGTTCATCCTCTGCCACATCAAATAAAAAAGCATCATAAGTATAAAGTACTAATTGAGTTTTCTTATTATATAATTCTTTTAATATTTGTTTTAATAATAAAGTATTATTATATGTTTCTTGGTTTTGTAACAAATAATTAAATAATTTACTAGGATTCATATCTTCTAATTTATCTTTATAAAAAATATGATTTGAACCTGGGCATATAAATTTTCCACTATCTTGAAATTCTTTCCAAATTTTATAAGTATAGTTTTCTATTTTAGCAAAAAATTCAATATTTTTATATTCTTTATAAACACCCCCATAAATCTGTCTAAACATCAATTTTTTAGCTTCTTCTAATTCTACTAATGCTTCTCTTGAAAAATATTCATAAGGATTTTCACCTTTAAAATCAAAACCAATTAAACCAGCTGCTAAATTAGGATGATAAGCATTTATATCATACTCAATAAGATAATCATTTTTAGGAATAAAACACTGTCTTTCACCATTATTTTTCTTTAATGCAGCAAAATTAATGCCATTAAAGCTATTAGCAGGCCTTCCGGTTGTAGTATGTAAATTATAACTGGAATATATTGTATCATACTGTATATTAAATGATTTATTATAGTTTTCATAGTATTCCGCGAATAATTTATCATCTATTTTTATACCGTTTTTTTCAATTAGGTAAAATAACTTTGATAATTCATTATAATAAGGGTTTTTAGATTTATCAAGTTTATTTTTAATATGTTCCCATATTAATTCACATTTTTCATAATGTTTAACTATAGGAACAATTTT